ACGAATGTTTTTGTAATCCAGATAAACGCGTTAAGTGGTTTGAGTCTTTTAAAAAATGGTATGAAGAAAACGCTTGACAAGTACATAAGCGAGAACTACGACGAAGTTAGATTGTACACGAACTACATTTTAACGAAGTACCACAGCTATAAAAGTATTCGCTATTCAATGCTAGACGCTGACACGTGCATTAATAACGCTTATTTACACGTATTGACAATAGACAATGAAAAGACGGACACTAATAGCGTTAAAAGTTACTTATTGAATACTATTAAGTTCCAGATAATATGGGAAACGTCAATAAGCCACAAACAAGACGACATTAAAAGTCAAGAATACACAATAAAGGACATACCAGAAGACGACGAAGTAAGTAGAAAGATAGAAATAGAAAACAGATTTAATAATCAACGTGCCTATGTCGAAATATACCGCGACAATATAACTGACTTATTAGAAAAAACAAAGTTCGAAGCGTATTTCGATAAAGGCTTTAACACAGCCAGAAGCCTAGCTAAACATTTTAACATTCCCGTTACTTCTGCTCATTACATTATCAAAGACATTAAACATAAAATCCGCGAAATTCAATATAGTTATGAAAACGAATGAAATAGCGGACGCGCTAGCAAGGGTAATTCTATTTACAATAGGTGGCATTATCTTACTAGGTAATTACGAACTGGCGTTACGAATGTTTGGCGTGCTTATAATTATAAAAGCTATAGGAAGTGAACTAAAAAACGAACAAAATGAAAATTAAAGAAGAATTTAAAGGTAAGACCATTATTACTTATGATAGTGTACTAGGTCAAAGACGTATCGAGGTGGACAGAATACACCCAGCACAATTCAAATACTATGTAACTATCGGACTAGGGTACATTTTTGAAAAGGAAAGCACTACGATTAGCTACAAAGGAATCGAAGAAGACGTAGAGGCCGACGTAAACACGGAAAAAGAAATTATTAAGAAACCAGTAAGAAAGAAACCAAATGCCACAACCAGTAAAAGGAGAACAAAAGGACAAATTCCTAGCTAGATGCATGCAAGACTTGGAGTCTATAGATAGCCATCCAAACGAAAAGCAAAGATATGCCGTATGTATTCACACGTGGGAAACGCATTCACGCGAAGCCTTAAGCAACTACAAAAAAACGTTTGCCGTAAAAAAGGTATCTATAGACTACGACGATGTCTTTAGCACACAGAAAGGTTTTGACCTAGCGATAGAACTAATTAAAAAAGGCGACGATGTCTATTTAATTTCAGCACGTAGCAATAAAGACGCTATGCTAGCACGCGCTAATAAAGCTGGCATACTATTTTCTAAAGTATTCGCTACTGGTAGTAATAAAGCCAAAGTAGAAAAAGTCTTAGAATTAGGAATAGACACCCATTACGATAATAACCCAGACGTAATTAGCGAACTAGGAAAACACGGAACACTATTCAAATGAAATACTATACACTAGACTACGGTAAAGACATGATACACGAAGGTAAGTTAATAACAGACTACCTAGAACGTGAAGGCTTTCACCATATAGCCTATTTAACAAACGCCGACGGTCTACTATGCCTAGAAGAAATAGACGAAGACGAATTCTTAAACCACTTTAAAAACACGAAACAAAATGTCTAAACCTAAATACATAAAAACCCCCGAAATACTATGGGAAATGTTCGAAGCATATAGGGACAAAACACAAAGCAACCCAAGACTAATCGACAAGGCTTTACAAAGCGGTAAAGTAGTCCAAGAAGCATTAAGAGTACCCCTAACACTAGAAGGCTTTGAAGTATACGGATATGAAAATGGCGTAACCCTAGACCACTACTTCAGAAATTCAAATCAAGCGTACGATGAGTATTGCGCCATCTGTCAACGTATAAAGAAGTCAATCCGTCAAGACCAAATTGAAGGGGGCATGGTCGGACAATACAACCCGTCCATAACTCAAAGACTAAACAACCTAACCGAAAAGACGGACGTCACCACAAACGGCGAAGCAATAAACGAAATTAAGATTAGCATTATAAGACCCGACACTAAAGAACTTGACTAATGGATTTAAAATCTACGGTTGTCTTTGAAAAGAACTACGACGCGCTTTACAATAACGAAGCGCGTTTTATCATTAACGAGGGCGGTTCGCGTTCAAGTAAGACCTATTCACTTTGTCAGCTTATTCTAGTCTATTGCCTACAGAATAAAGGCGTGGTCGTTTCAATCATTCGTAAGACGTTTCCAGCGTTACGTGCTACGGCTATGCGTGACTTCTTGGAAGTTCTGAAAGACTCTGGAATCTACGAAAAGACGAGCCACAATATGAGCGAACATATATACAGCTTTAACAACGGTTCAATAGTAGAATTCTTTAGCGTAGACGACGAACAAAAGATACGAGGGCGCAAGCGTCACTTGGCATGGTGTAACGAAGCGAACGAACTTTACTACGACGACTTCACCCAGTTAAATATGCGTACCGAATCCAAGTTGATATTTGACTACAACCCGTCCGATTCAAACAGCTGGCTTTACGACCTACCAAAAAACGAAAGTATATTAATAAAGTCTACGTACAAGGATAACCCATTCTTACCCGAATCCATAAAGAACCAAATAGAAGACCTTAAACGAACCGACGAAGCGTTATATCAAATTTATGCACTAGGTGAAAAAGCCATAAGCAAATCGAACATATATTCTAATTGGACATTCTTACCACACAGACCCGCACGCTTTACGCAGTTCATATACGGAATCGATTTTGGTTACAATCACCCCACCGCGTTAGTTCGAATCTATTGGCACGAAAAAGACATATTCATAGAACCCGTTATATACGAAAGCTACTTAACTACGTCCGACCTACTAGACCGCTTTGAGCAACTAGGCATAGAAAAGAACGCCGACATTATCGCCGACTACGCTAGACCCGAAATAATAGCAGAACTAAATAACAACGGTTACAACGTAATCAATGCAAACAAGTCGGTTAAAAAAGGAATCGACAACGTCAAAACATTCGGTATCTTTTGCATGGAACACGAAGCCTTAAAGAAGGAGTACCAGAATTATAAATGGAAAAAGATAGGAGATAATATAACAGACGAACCAGTTAAACTTTGGGACGATGCTATGGACGCCACACGTTACGCGATTGCATACATAAAAGAGCAATACTTTACAGACGACGCCTATTACGCATTTTAGAACCTAAACAAACACGTAAAATAATATAGTCATGGCACAAACAATAATAGCACAACCGCAAAGGTTTACACCAGCTTTCAACCCAGTTAAGTTTATCGTAAACAGCACCAACAAAAACAATGCTGGCTTTCGTTACATTTACCAAGTATACAACGGAGCGACGTTATTAGGAACATTTAGAATAGTTCCAACCTATACAACGGGTTACGGAGAACTTGACTTATCTAAATTCCTTTCGTCGTATGTTCGTTGGGATTTTGTACCCAATTTAACTACAGACAAGCAAGCTATAAATAGCTACGAAAACTACGAAGTAACGGTAGGCGAAGAATTCCTATACCAATTAAACTACACTTCTGCATTAACGCAAAGTGGAACTATTACCCGCGTGAACGTTGCTAACATATTTAACATAGGCGACCAAATAAACATAACACAAGCTGACGGCGGAATAGCTAACCCATTGCTTGAAGGATTGCACACGGTTATAAATGACTCGGCTACATGGTTCGAAGTTAACGTACCTTTCTCGTCCATTACAGACGTAAACATAAACGGAGTGGTAAACTATGCAGACAACCGCAAAGTAATTACTACAGACATTACGACGTTTACAAATTTCAAGGTGTTTAATGGCGCATTTACTTGGGGTGAATTTCCTACTTACGACAGCAATAAATACACGTTAAACGCAAACACGAAACTATGGTTAACTAACCAGCCAAAGACGGAATTTTATTCTACTCTAGGACAAGACTTATTTCTAAACGCTAGGCCCGTAGCGGGTAAACAAATAATGTTTGAAAATAACGACGGCGAACTATTTTCTAGAAATATATTTAGTAACGATTCCATAGTTAATATAGCTGTAGGCCCTAACAATTACGGAACGCTTACGGTAGTTTCTGGAATGTTACCACTAATTAAAGACGATACAACCTATTATGAATTTTGGTACGAAGACAGCGGGCAAAAGTCAATCAAATACCGAGTGAATCTAGACAGAAGGACTTTTAATGACGAGTACCAGATATGTTTTCTAGACCGTCTAGGTTCGTTCTCATCGTTTGCGTTTCAGTTAAAGAACTACGAACGTGGCGAAGTTACCCGCGACGAGTTTAACAAAGATGTTAAAGGTTATGTTAGTGCTATTGAATGGAAATACGGACTAGAAGAATTCGGGTTTAACACGTTTAACATTAACGTTACTAACACAATCGAACTAAACACGAACTGGCTAAACCAAGAAATGTCCGCATACTTTAACGAGTTGATTAGTTCACCGCAAACGTTTATTAAACAAGTTTCTTACACTTGCGACGGCGGGGTCGTAGCAACGTCTACGGCTTACGTCCCGTGTATCGTTCAAACGAACTCCTACGAAGTATTTAAACAACGTAACAAGAACTTAATTAAGCAATCTATTGTAGTTAAACTAGCAAATAACAATAACGTAAATGGTTAACATTGTAAAAATAATACTACAAGGGGATAACCAAGTAGCACAAACGGTAACCACATTTGAAGACCGAGTAATAGCGAATGGCGGAACGTTTGAAGCTGGCGCGTGTTTAACTAGTTTCCTAAAATCTTTGGGTGGAACTGACAACTACGGGGGTGTTTTAGAAGTACGCCAAGACGTAGCCTTTCCGCTTAACTTTTCCGTAGGTGACATTCGCGACATTTCCAAACGTTCTGGTACATTCTCGAAGACTATTGTACTTGCTGGAACGGATAACAATAACCAAATATTAAACCATTACTACGACGTAAACATAGAAGCTGGAACGTTCAACGTGGCCACCTTAACGAAATGTCAAGTAGTACAAAATAACGTAGTCATTCTAGATAACGCTTTGCTTCAATTAGTGAACGTAAACAAACAGCAACTAACAGACGCACACGAACAAATAGTTAACTACGAAGTAATTATTAAGGACACGAAAGCCGAACTATTTAGCACAATGAATAGCGCGGAATTAAACGACCTTGACTTTAGCGACCTTGACCACTACCAGACGACCACGTCTATTATGTCAACGTTTAATAACACGGTAGCTGACGGGTATAAATACGTTCTACCATACGCGACAAATGGAAATGAATACCACATGCGCCAAATGAAGCCAGCTATTTACGCTAAAACCTATTTTGATAGGATATTTAACACGGCTGGATTTACTTACCAATGGGATGACTTAAGCGTAGCTAGGTTTGATAAATTGTTAATCCCTTATAACGGGGATGAAAATAGTTTAAATTGGGATGACTATAAAGTTAAAGCAAGCAAAGTATTTACTACAACAAATACACAGCCAGCGAATGGAAGTTTTAACCCGTATTTAAATTTAATAAGCAACTGGACAGAAATAAGCGACCCTCAAAGTATATTCAATCCAACTACGGGGGTATATACCGCACCAACTGACACCGACCCTTTAGCGTCACAATATTATAACTACGAAATAAATATAACGTACGAAGTAAAGTTTAACAATACTGGTGCGAATCCCGTACGACCTTACCAGCTTGTCAATGGTATTTATGTTCCAGTTACTAAGTCATTCACGCCATATTTAAAAGCGTTAACTTCTACTCCATTCGGAACAAATGCCAATTTAACACCAGTCACTATTAACACAACTATTCCAGCGGGAGTTAGTACGTTTGGAACATATAGCAACACGGTAATAACTACGCCTTCTGGAACTATTTTAACTGGCGCACCTATTACATTACGACTAGGTTTGTCTTCTAGCTGGCAAAGTGGCGTAAATTATTGGCGTACGTCAACGGGAGTTTTTACACAAGTCGATGTTAATATCAATGTTACTAGCATTCAAATACAAATTACGCCGAATAGTAACACGCCCGTAATTGGTGGGTTCTTAAATATGAACGAATATGTACCGCAAAAGATTAAACAAAGCGACTTCGTTAAGTCAATCTTTCAAATGTACAACCTATTCGCTGACGTAGACCCAGAGCAACCGAATAACATTATCTTAAGACATCGCGACGAATACTACGACAATGGAACGGAAAAAGATTGGACGTATAAACTAGCGAAAGACCGCGAACAAAATTTAGAGTTTCTACCAGACGTAAGTAACAAGCGAGTAATATTAACTTACAAACAAGACACAGACGACCCGAATGTATTGTACAAGCAAAGCACGGACGAAATATACGGGCAACAAGAATACATTTTCGATAGTGAATATGTTAGGGATATTGACACAAAAGAGTTAATCTTTTCCCCTACGCCAATAGCTAAAACAACTTTCGGCGCAATTGTTCCAATGATTAACGGACAAACACCAAAAACAAACATTCGAATTCTTTACGATGGCGGTGAACAGCCTTGCGGTGCATGGAATTTAATTGCCAGCGGTGTAACTGGAACTTATGGAATTTTAGAATACCCAGCTATTACCCATTTCGACAATGCGAACACACCTTCATTCGATTTAAATTTTGGTACGTGTGACTTCTATTATTACAATCCAGCTACGTTAACCAATAACAACCTTTGGAATCTATACTGGCGTCGTACGGTAAACCAAATCAACGTCGGTAAAATGTTAACCGCTTACTTCTATTTGAACGAAGGCGACATACATAGTTTAAAGCTAAACGACAAAATAAGAATTGATAATAGTTGGTGGAACATTAACAAAGTAATCGACTACAACGCTAACTTAAACCAGTTAACAAAAGTAGAACTTATAAGCGTAGATACAGAAATAGATTTAGCACCATTCCAAACGAACACGGGCAACCCAGCACCTAGCACAACTACGAATACGGCTTTAATGTCTGTGCGTTCTTCTGCAATGAATTCGGCTAACGTTATTTTAGAAAGTTCAAACGTAGCGGTATACGGCACGCGTAATAGCATTGCTCAAAATGTTAGGGGTGTAGTTATTGGTAACGACCAAACGCTAAATGAAGACGGAATTATAACGCCTAGAATTAACGGGCAAGCTATACAAATAGAAGGCTATGTAGGTAACCTAACACAAGTAGGAACGGGCATACCAACAAGCACGGTAATGGCTAGCACGTTTGACGTTACATGGCTTCGATTAAGCGCGGGTCAATATCAAGGAAGGCCAAGTATTACTTTGAATTCTGTAAACACTTTCGTAATGATTAACAACGTAAACCATGACCACTTAACAAGTGCGTTCATAGGAAACGACGGACTTATATACATTATAACGTGTAATACTAGCGGACACGCACACGAAGACGGAATACTTTTAAATTCTACTTTAGAAATTCGAACCTACTAAAAAGTAATATAGTTATGAATGAAGTAACGATACCATTAAAACTTACTGGCGTCGGTTCGATGAAAGCCGAACTACGAAGCCTAAAAGCTGAAATAGCAAACGCAACAGACCCAGCACAAATGGAAGCACTAGCTAAAAAAGCTGGTGAACTTTCCGATAAAATAAAAGACGCTAACGACGCTGTTAACGTGTTTGCTTCTGGTTCGAAGTTTGAACAAATTAGTAATAGCTTTGACGGTATTAAGTCTAGCTTAATGTCTATGGACTTCGAAGAAGCTAGCGCAAAGTCACAAGTATTCGCTAGCAATTTAGGTAAGATTAGCAAATCCGATATAACGGGCGCGTTAAAAGGTTTAGGCGGTGTAATTAAAAACGTCGGCGGTGCTTTCGTTAAGTTAGGTTTACAGATTTTGGCTAACCCTATCTTTATTATTACGGCGGTTATTGTAGCTATTGTAGTTGCTATTGGTTTATTCCTTAAAAAAATAGGTGTTTTAGACGATGTTTTAAAGGCGTTAATGATTCCTATTAATATGTTAATACAAGGATTTAAAGACTTAACGGACTGGATGGGTTTAACGTCTTACGAAGCAGAAGCAACAGCCGTAAAAATGCAAAAGGCTAACGATAAATCTGCGGAGTCTAGCAAAAAACGAAGTATTAAAATAGGGGACGCGTACGACTACGAAATAGCAAAAGCAAAAGCAAACGGCAAAGACATTACAGACTTAGAGATAGCGAAAAGCAAAGCACTAGGAAGGCAAGCACAAGGCCGTTTAAACGACGCTAGACGCGAATACAATTACCTTAATAGACACGCAGACGAATATAACATGGCACGCCGTAAGAAATTACGCGAGCAAATGGCAGAAGAAAAAAAGATACTAGCCGATGGAAGCAAAGAACGAAAGTTGCTAGCTATCCAAGACGTAGCAGATGACAAAGCAAAAAACGACGCAGACGCAAAAGCACGCGCTGAAAAAGCAAAGGAAAACGCTAAGAATAGAATAGACGCAAGCCGTACGATTAGAGATATAGAAATAAGCCTAATTAAAGACGATAGCGAGCGCGAAATAGCTACGACAAACGAGAAGTATAAAAGACTAGCGGAAGACGCTAAAAAGAACGCTAACCTATCAAATGCGGAACGTATTACTTTAATGAAACTTTACGAAGTTCAAAGACTAGCGGAACTTGAAACGGCTAACAAAAAAATACTAGATGCGGAAGTAGCTAACGCAAAAAGAATAGCGGACGGAATAAAAGCATTTAACGAAGCCGAAGCACAGAACAAAGAAAATATTGAAGAAGTAAATTACCAAGCTGGCTTAACAGCACGCGAAAAAGAACGTCAAGACTTACAATATCACTACGACGAACTACTAGCACAAGCTGAACGTTACGGAGTTGATAGTACAAATATCGAAACTGAATTCGCTACGAAGAAAGCTGAAATGGACAAAAAGTTTGCAGAAGAAGACAAAAATCAAAAACTAGAATCCATTGAAAAAGCGAAGAACGAACGCGACGCTAAAATAGCTTTCGCTAATGATATTGCTAACGGTATTACTGCAATAGGCGGGATGTTTATTAAGGACCAGAAGAAACTAGAAAAGTTCAATAAAGCAAGCGCGTTAGTTCAAATTGGAATCGACACGGCCAAAGCTATTAGTTCGTTAGTAGCAATGTCGCAAGCTAACCCAGCGAATGCGGTTACGGCTGGTGGTGCGGGAATAGCACAATTTGCAAGCGGTATAGTTCAAATTATTACCAACGTAGCCAAAGCAAAGTCGTTACTTTCTAATCCTTCTAGTACACCTTCAAGCGGTGGCGGTGGCGGTGGTGGTGGCTCGGAGTCTTCTACTTCTGTAAGTATGGCTACGCCAGCTGTCCAAATGTACGGACAAGGTAACAATTTAAATACAGCGGGTGGAAATAATTCTGTTAACGCTAATCAAAATATGGTCGTTACGGCTGTGGTTTCCGAAAGCGACATAACCAGTACGCAAACAAAATTATTTAAACTACAAAAAAACGCTGAATTATGACAAGCTACCAAGCCTTAATAAATGAAATTACTGCATTTTACGACGACCATATACAAGTAAAAAAGGTAGGTAGTGACTTCAAAGAACAAATGTTTAACTTCGCTACTAAAGACGAACGTTACCCTATTATTTATATAGTTCCTATTAGTGCGTTACCGACTGAAAACACGAACGATTTTACTTTAGAAATCTATTGCTTTGATATTATCCAAAAGGACCGCGAAAACATTAACGTAATTTTATCGGATTGTCAGCAAATTCTATACGACCTTTATACGTACTTTATTAATTCTACTAATTACGCTTTTGACGTTGTAGATATTCCTAGCTTTACGCCATTAAATAACGACTTGCTAGACTATTGTGCGGGTTGGGTAATGACCGCAACGTATTCGGTAAATAATTGGACAGATTGCGCCGTACCACTAAAACAAGGAAACTAAAAAAAATAATATAGTTATGGCAATCTATAACCAATCTTGGCTTCATACAATAGCTTACGACTTACAAGCACCAAACGTTGACGGTAACTTATGGCAATCAATTTGCTTGCATTACGGAATCACGGAAACAATAAACGGAACTTGGCTAGAAGCGTTATGCGTATTTTTTAACGTAACAAAAGAAAACGGCGAAGCGTGGATACAAGCACTAGCCGAAGACTTCGGAGCAACCGCACCAGTTAACGGGTCTTGGATTCAAGCACTAGCTTTACAGATACAAGGCACAGCGGATTTAATAGATATTTTTGTAAATAGAATTAACAACACGGGCGGTACATTCGAAGCCGAAGTTTGCCTTGAAGAAACATTAAATAGTTTAGAGATATGAGTTTATTAGATACCGCTTCATTAATAGTAACGCCAAACGGGTACAAAGAAGGTACGTTATATTCCGTTATTCCGTCCGATGGTTCGGGGGATATGTCAGTCGTTAGAGCAACAACTGCCACTCGTGTCAATAGTTCGGGGTTGGTTGAGTTAGTGCCTTATAATTTGCTTGGGTATAGTCAAACATTTGGTAATGCTTATTGGACTGCTGAAGCGGGAAATACAATTACCTCAGACATCGTAACTGCACCCGATGGCACATTGACTGCCGATAGATTTATCGCAACTTCGGGCAATGAAATAAACGTACACAATTCTACACCTCTGAATTTATTAGGTACTTTTACTTATTCAATATACCTAAAAAATAATGGCACTAATTTAATTGAGGCATACTTATTTAAGGTAGGAGTTGGTTTTGCTGCAAGAGGAGAAATCAATTTTAGTGCGGGTACGTTTACTGCATCGGTAGGAACGGGAACAATTGAGAATGTAGGCAATGGATGGTTTCGTGTTTCACTAACAAATACATATACTGCGGGAACATTTACAACGGGGACTTTCACGACTTCAACAACGGGAACTCGTAGCGTTTATGCTTGGGGTTCACAACTTGTCGAAGGCACATTACCAAAGGACTACCAAAAGACGGAAACACGCCTTAACATTCCACGACTTGACTACTCAAACGGAACGTGTCCAAGTTTGTTAGTAGAACCTCAGAGGACTAATGTTTTACCATATAGCGAGGACTTTACGAATGTAGCTTGGAGTAAATATGGTGTTACTATATCTTCCAACTCAATACTATCTCCAAGCGGTATTCAAAATGCCGATAAAATTGTAAGTGATAATGGTGCTTCTACTTGTGGAATAGGTCAGTTTAATACCATATCAACGGGAACAAATTACACTTATTCAACCTACTTAAAAAAAGGTGAAGTAACTTGGATTCAACTAATCATTGTAAACATTACAGTTTTCAGAGTTTGGGTTAATTTAGATAACGGAACTATTGGAACTAATGGCTTTTCAAGTGCAACATTAGATGACGTAGGTAATGGATGGTTTAAATTCAGTGCGGTTTTTAACTCATTAGGAGTATCCACAACTAACTATATCACATTAGCTAATGGAGATAACATTGATTCATTTACGGGGAATGGTACTTCGGGAGTTTATGCTTGGGGTGCACAACTCGAAGCGGGTTCTTACCCAACTTCATACATTCCAACAACCTCAGCAAGTGTAACACGCAACGCTGACGTAATTTCAAAAACGGGAATCAGTAGCTTGATTGGACAAACGGAGGGGACTATGTTTGTGGATGCTTATATAACGGGAAAAGATACTTCAAACGGTTCTATTTTATTCGCTACTGACAAAGTAAGTTCGGGTGCAATTATGAGAATACTTTACACGCCAACAAATGCACTTCGATTTGATGTCTTTGATGGTACGTCTTTTCAATGTCAAATTAGTGCGGGTGCTTACAATGTAGGTGACCGATTAAAAATTGCGGGTGGCTACAAAGCAAATGATTTTGTTATGTACGTTAACGGAACGCAAATAGGAACTGATACAAGCGGAAGCGTTCCCACAACTGACAAAGCAAATATCAATACTTCAATTTATGGCGATACAAATGGTAGTCGTATTAACTCCGCAATTCTTTGGACTACTCGCTTAACAAATACACAACTCGCACAACTTACAACGATATGATATACAAGCTAACATACGAAAACAAGGAACAAGCAACCGCAGACCTTTACGCTAAGGGAATACTTACCGAAGTAGAATTCAACGGAGAGAAACACGAAGCATACGGAGAAGGAGTTCAAGCGGTTGTTGAGATAGGATTGATTATGATAACTCCTCCCGTAATGGAAGGAATGGAAATAGTCGAGCAACCGATTTACGCAGATGGTTACCACTACGATGTGATGGCAGACAATGACTATGACTTCGGAACTAACTTAGTAGAGCCAAAGAATCCGAAACACGCATTTGCTGGACATTCAGTAAAAGAGGAGATTCCATACGAACTTAATTTACTAAGTCATGGCGTATAAAAATAACGGGGTCTTTAACGTAAAATATAAGACACGTAATAAAATTGCACAGACGTTACGTAAAATCATTCTTCAAGAAACGTTAATCGATACTGGCGCGCTTTACGACTCCGTTAGAATTAACGCACAAATTCCCGCTTTAGGTAATTTAGAAATACAGATAATAGCTATGTACTATTTTGGTTTCTTAAATAACGGAACTATTAATATGGCTTCATTTGACTTGTGCGCAAAGCTAACAGCTGAACTACAAAACAACGGAACGACCGCCGAAATATTCGACCAGTACACCCAATGGATGACAGAACGCTATCCTATCTTACAAGTTGCTAAAATTCTAGGCGACAAAACAAGTTTAGTTTATACGTTTGAGCCTATCGGTGGAGAATTTAGCGCGGGATTAACCTTTAGGGGTTTCTAAATACCCCATATCTTTACGCATAGATAACATATTAAAGACAAAAATTAAGGACTGGTTACCTACTTCGTCCATTTTTGTTATGTCACCTTCGCAAAGGTCAAACAATAAAGACTCCCATCCCCACTTTTTAGCCTTTTTCCCGTCTTCTTTTTGCTTTAAGCTGTTCTTGTATTCATCGACACTATTAAAGTCGTTAATATCGTCTTCTTCTTCGTCTTCTTCGTCGCTTTCATTGAACAAGTTTTCATATTTTTGCATGAAATTTTCCCTATATTTAAGGTATTCCGTAAGAATTCCGTACACGTCCGTTATAATCTGGTCGTCAAAATGTTCGAAACGTTCAAAGGGACTGAAAATGTAAGGCTCAAATTCTACATTATTCCATTTATCCTTATCAATACGTCGGTAAAAAACGCTTAATATGTGGGAAAGGTGCTTAATATAGTCGTTAGATAAGAAATATTCTAGGTCTATAAATTCAAATAGCGTTAATTTATTGAACGGCTTAAAGATAAAGTCTTCTTCGTCAATAGTTAGCTTTGATTTAAACCCCTTTTTAGGTTCATGTAGAACCCATTTAACCGAGTTGAATAGATTATTAAGTTCTTCTATTGCTAGGTCTTCTAGTTCGTCGCTATCCACGTCGGCTAGAATAGCTAGGGTATCTAACTGAAAAGCGAAATACCCTAGATTCTGGTCAAGTTGCCTTAGTTCTTTGAACTGGTATAGCTTGACATTATGCCACGTCTTCGGAAGTTTCATTTAGTTTTTCGACATGGTTATTAATTTGACTAGCGACAGCTATTAAATATGGCACGGCTACTTCTGCTTTTAATTCACGAATTAATTTAGCCTTTTGTTTAATATGTGCGTCGGTGTAGTGTTCTGTTTTAGTTAGGTCGGTTCGTTTGAATAGAACTGCCAGAACTTCGGAAATATAACCTTTGTGTTTATTGCCTAAAATCTTTTCAATAAATTTCGTGTCTTTAGCCGTTAGTTTAAATTCTTCGTCGTAGGCTTGGTACGTATACCCGTCAACTTCGAAACTTTTTAAAAGAACGGAAGTAGGAACTTTAGCCGTGTTAAACTTGCTAATGTATTCCTTAAATACTTCGAAGTCGCATTCTTCTATTTCATCTGGCACACCCATAAATTTAAACACTTCTAAATGTTTTTCGATAACGTCTAGCTTGTCGTTAGCGTGAATTTCTGTAATGCCTTCAAATTGATGGATAGTAATTTCATCCATTTCGTTTAAAATCTGTTTACCTAATATTTCTACCATAATATAAATTTTGAACAAATATACTATTTTTTTAATATAGTCATGGTTAACGACCTTCCAATTTATAAAATTACAATCGACCCCGAATATTCGGACGGCGAAGATTTAGGCATTGAACAAATAGCGTTCACAGACAACCCAGCCATAAAGGTAAAAGGGTTTTCATTTAAGAACGTAGAAAAGCGTTTCTTTTCCGATGACCTAAAATACAGAGTAGTTGCGCCCGCAATGATTCCTATGGAAATCTACAGACGCGACGATGAAGCTGGCGACTATTACGTGCAATTTGACGAAAATACCATAGAACAAATCTATGTCAAGTTCATGAAGGACTTGTCAAATAAGAACGTTTTTAACCTAGAACATGACCCTAGCAAAGAAGTACCCGCGTACATTCTAGAAAGCTGGATAGTGGAAAACCCAAAACAAGACAAAGCGTTTACTACTTACGGAATCGAAGTACCGAAAGGAACACTTATGCTAACAGCACAAGTAACCGACGTAGACTACTACAATACGCTAGTAAAAAATGAACAATTAGGTTTTAGTATCGAAGGCTTTTTGGGAATGAAATTAAGCAAACACCTAAATAAATATAATATGAATTTCCCAGACGGAGAACACCAAATCAATGACAAAATCTACGTTGTAAAAGACGGCGAAGTAGTCGAAATCAAAGACGTTACAATGGAAGAAGTTGCAATGGCAGAAGTTACAGAAGAAGTAACCGAAGAAGTAGCAATGGCTGACACTAGCGTAGAAGAAGAAGTAGTAGAAGAAGAAGAAGCTACCGTACCAGTAGAAGAAGAAATGGCTATCGACCCAGCAATGGACACAGAAGCTATTTTAGCTATCGTTAAACCATTGGTAGAAGAACAAGTTAACGCGGTAATTGGAATGATTGCAGACTTGAAAAACCAAATGGAAGAATTATTGATTAAAGAAGAAGAAGTAGAAGACATGAACATGAATAATGTTAAAATGTCCGCTTTCGATAAATTCAAAGCATTCCGAACAAGTAACAAGTAATATTTAAACACAAATAAAAACAAAACAAAATGATTAGAAATTTAAAATTTGACCTTGACGTTGACACTAACGCGTTATTGTGTCCAAACCCAGACGAGTTTTACTCAAAAGCGTATTTAACAGAAGACATCGCAGACAACTACAGAACGTTGCCTGGAATTAAGTCGGCTACTAAATTGGCTAACGTTACTTTCGGTAACTTGCTTGCGCCTTCAACTTGTAACTTCAGCGCACCTACAGACAACTTAGACGCTATTACAATCGACGTATGTGCATTGTCAGCAATGTCACAAATTTGTCAATTCGAAATCGAGCAATCGTTTTTAGCTTTGCAAATGTCACAAGGTTCTAACGGTGACTTTACCGTAGCTTCTTTCATGTCTTACTACTGGAACGAAATGGCTGGACGTATCGGAAACGATTTAGAGTTAATCCGTTGGCAAGGTGACACAGAAAGCGAAGACGCTGTTCTTTCTTTGTGTGATGGTTACTTGAAAAAATTATGTGCTGACGTAGACGTAGTAGGTCTTTACACAGACGCTATTACTTCTTCTAACGTATTGGCTAGAATGACTAGCGTACTTCAAGCGTCGCCATCAGCGGTACAATCTAAAAGAAATGACCTTCGTTTCTTCGTTTCTTCTGACGTTTTCGTTAACTACCAAATCGCAGCGGCTTCTGGAAATACTTTAACTTATGTTACTGCTCCTTTAGCACCTACATTCTTAGGTATTAAAATCGTTCTTGCAGAAGGTATGCCAACTTCAACAATGGTTCTTGCTTTGAAAACAGACCTTATCTACGCATTCGATGCGGAAGGTGACGCTAAAGCGTTGAAAGCGGTTAACCTTGCTGACACGGTTGCAGAGCCTTACTTACGTACACGTGCTAACTTGAAAGCTGGTTTCTCTTACACGAACCCTTCACAGATTGTTGTATATAGCGTTTGTTTCGACTAGTCAAAACTTAACTAAATAATAGGGGTGGGTAATGCGCCCACCCTTTTTTTTTAACTTTAAAAATATAAACAAAATGGCTTGTGCTACACTACAAGAAATCCTTAAAGGATGCGACCCAAATAGCGGGGGAATATATACGCTATTAATTAACCAACAAGATAACATAACGGGAATTACTACTTTAGAAACTACTACTAACTGGGAAGTTACAGCTATTACACACACAGAGCCTTTCGTACCGATGGAGTTTAAGCGTAATACTGGTAACTTTACAGAAGAAGGCGCTATCGATTTAGTAAACGGTTCTTCTTACGTTACTCAAACTATCAATTTAATGTTTCACCGACGTGACCAAGAAAAATCCAAAGCGATTAAAATTCTTGGAGCGGGTCAACAATACTTAACAGCTGTTGTAGGTGACGCTAACGGTAAATACTGGTATTTCCCATACTTGCAAGTTTCTGCATATGGTGAAGGTTCTGGTACTGCTCGCGCAGATGGTTCTAAATACAGCTTAGTTTTACTTGCTGAAAATACAGACCTTGCATACGAAGTAGACCCTACGATTATTGCTGGCTTAACAGCTTAAGTTACATTCTAGAAACGTAACACTTAACGACCCTACCTTAATCGGTGGGGTTTTGTTTTTTAAACAAGTGCCTAAACATAAATAATATAGTTATGATTTATATTGAAAAAGGACAAGTTAATACGTTTGCTTTGACGCTGTCGGAAGTAACCACGTTAGTAGACCCTTTTTACTTATTCGTTTTTGAAGACGAATTTAACACGGCCGTAAACCCTATTTTATGGGAAGGCGTAGACACGTCGTCTTATCCTTATAGATACAATCTATTCACAATGGAAGAAGGCGTAGACATAGACTTAATCAAAGGACAATATAGATACAAGGTTTACGAAAGTAGTACGCCTATTGTTATAGATGAAAACACGGATTTAACAGATTTTAACTTAATAGAAGAAGGTCGCCTAGTAGTTTCTGGCGTTCCAGTTTCTAGCATATACGATTAATATGGGATTTTTTGACAGATTTAAAACAGCAAAAACAGAAGTAATAGAAGGCTACCAGTCTTTTAGTACGCCTTTTGGTAGAGTTGGCAACGCGAACTTGTCGCTACCTTACGTTAACGGACGTTACCAAATTGCGGGGTATATTCCTTTCGGTCAAGATAACCTATTCCCAGAAACATTAAACCAGCTTTACTTTACTAGTCCTTTGCACGGCGCAATTGTAGACTTTAAAGTTAACGCAACTATCGGAGCGGGTTACGATTTAAAAACTAGCACGCTAACAGCAAACGAAAAACTTGACTTATATACATGGGAAAAGAAAACGAAGTTAGCTAAAGCCGTTAGACAAGTAGCTAAACAATTAGTCTTACATAACCGTGTTTATTTTAAACTTTACTTTGACGAAAAGAATAACGTTAAAAGAATCGAAAACGTAAGTCCCGAAAAAGTA